AGCTTGATGCTGTCGCCGCGCTTGCCTTTGACGTTCAGTTTCCGCACGAGTGCGGCCAGAACGACGTTCTTCTTGTGCGCGGCTTGAATTTCGTCCATCCACAAGTCGGGCACGAAGCCCGAAGTGGACAGGTCTGCTGAGATTACGTTGTCGTCGCCGTAAGCCATTGTGGCCTCCGAAAAGTTGAGAAAGAAGGGAAAAACAACGTGTCGCGAACATCACGGCTCGGCCCGGCAATGCCGGAAGCTCAAGATGCAAGAGACCGCTTCTCCCTGCGTCACAACTCGGGGGCGGGCACGGTGACTGCGCCGTCGGGGGTGTGCAACCCTACCCGACGGATGACCTACAACTCCATTCTACCAGATTCCAAAATGGCCCTTCGGGCATCCTCCGGCGAAATCAGGCCGCCGTATAGCGGCGCGGCTAGCTTAGCCGCGATGTCCGCGAGCGCCTGCGCCTGCTTCACCCGGTTGACGTGGCGTGCGCAGTACGCGCGGTATTCGGCCCGATGCGCCAGAAGCTCCTCCTCGAGCCGAAAGGCTGGATCGGTCAGGTACAGACCCCACCAGTGCTCGGGGCGCGCACCTTGGCGCTCGCAGTGGACTTGCTCGTGCGCCTGCAGCGCGGGCGATGGCGTACGGCCTCCTGGCGCATAGATTCGGTCGCCGTACGCGAAGATAACCCCTGGCAGCGCGGCGCCGGGGAAGACCGCGACAATCTCCACGTAGTTCGGCGGCCGACCGTCAACCACCTCAAGAAAGCGCATTACCGCACCCGGTTCTCGCGATACGCTTTCTCGATTTCGCCCGACAGCGCCTCGTAGCGCGCGGGGTCTTCCTCCATCAGCTTGAGGACATCCGCCCGACGGAAAATCTTCTTCGAGCCCTTTTCCGGGCCGGCAGTGTTGCCGTCCGAGGGCACAGCCGCAGCCGCTAGGTCGCGCTTGCGCTTCGCCAAGGCCGCGCCAGCGGCGCTCGCTGCCGCCGCTGCGTCTGATACAGCCGCCGCTGCCTGTGCTGCCGCGGCCGCTGGAGCCGGTTTCCCGACGCCTTTCAGAGCCTTCCATGTGCCGAACACCTCGTCGCCGGCATCGAAATCATAGTTCTGGTGCGCCCGGCGTAGCAGGTCGGTACGCACCCGCGAGGCTTGGACCCACGTCCGAAACTCGGGATCGCTCAAGATCGCCTCGGCGTCCGGGTGTGCCGTGTTGAACCGCTCGGTCGAAGCCACCGCCCGGGAAACAGCCCTTTCTTCCGCGGCCTTGCCCAACGTGTCACGGATCTGCTTGATGACCGGGCTCTGCTCGATCGCCTTGGCAATCGCTTCCTGCGGGGCGCGGAAGAACTCGGCCTCGTCGACCTGGACGGGCGCAGGCGCTGCAACCGGAGCCGCCGGAGCGCTCTCCTTCGCACGCGCCAGTGCTGCCAGGCTCGTATGGATCGCCTGGTCCGCGCGCCGACGCAGCTCACCCAGCTCGCTGCCCTGGCGGCCGATCAGCTTTTGCGCCTCGCTGTACATCTTCGCGAGTTCCGCCGGCGACTTGCCCTGCAGTTCAACCGGCAGATCAGCGGGCGCAGCCACGGCGGGAGCCGCCGCTGGCGCGGCAGCCGGCACCGCCGCAGGTTTGGCGACAGGCGCCGGGGTTTCAGTGAGATCGACGAACTCTTCACCGGCTTCGACTCTCGGTTCCGGCAAAATTGCTTTATCGCCGTCCTCGAGGACTTCTTGACTCGACGATGGTAGAACGACTGCGGTAGCCATTTGCTTTTCCTCTCGCTCAAAGGGGCAGGTTGTGGGAGCGACCGGCTGCCCCCGAAAGGGCCGGCGCTGTGCTTGTACTACTTATACGTGCCGTGCGACTCCTGATTGCGGCGCTCTTTCGCCAGGTGGCTTTCGCGGTTCCGGGTCCACTTATCCGCCGCGCTTGGAAAATCCCCCGTGATGCCCTCGAGCTTCGCGCGCGGTGCGGCGATCTGCCGCAGCGCAAGCTGATCGCAGTCCGGGCATTGCACTGCGCGCGTCTCCGCCTCAACGAAGTGCTCGCTGATATGTCCGGCGATGCACCTGAAATCAAAGACCCGGACGCTCATTCGGGATCGACCACGCGCGCAACGCCGCCTGTTGACGCCGCCGCCTCGCCGCCTTCTTGCTGGGCGAGCAGCTCGTTGTAGGCCGCCTCGTGAGTCGCTTGGTGCGCCTGCAGCCACAGCATCATCGCCAGCTCGCCTTTGCGAAACCAGAGCTGCTCGGCGGTCTCGATGCCCGCCACCGAGTTGCTGGTTACGAGCATCTCGTCCACCTGTTGCTGCAGCCGCTCCCAGCCGGGCGTGCCGTACATGGCGAAAACCTGGTCATAGTGCTTCTGCAACTCGTCGTTCTGCAATGCCTTCGTCGTCATAGCCGCTCCTTTCGCTCGCGTTGATGGTCGGGGGCGTGGGCTTTACCCCACTTCGGCTGCACACGGGAGCGAAGCGCGCGCCTCCGTTGACCCCCGTATTCTTTACGCCAACAGGCGCGCGCCCCGTCCGTAGAACTGAGGTTGCGGGCGCGGCACCATCACTGGCATGCGAACCGGCACCGGCACGGGGACCGGAGGCGGAGCCGGCGGCGCTTTCGCCCGGGCTGCCGAGGCCGCCCCACGCGCCTTGATTGCTTCGCTCGCGATCGACGCCTGCGATTGCATCTGCGCGATGCGCTCGTTGGACACGATGTCGCGAGCCTTGAGCAGTGTGTCCGACATCGCCAAGCGTTGCTTGAACGCGCGATCCTGCTGGTCGGCTTGCACTTGGTAAATGCCCTTGGTGGCGATCTCCATCTGCCGGAACCGCGGCTCGAGGGTGGCGTTCTGCGCCTTTACGTTCTGCAGGTTCGTGCGGGCAGTCAGCTCGCCGATCTTCGCCTGCGTCTCCGCGATCTGCAGTTGGATCTGCAGTTGGCCGAGCTGCGCCTGCATCGCCGCAGTCTGCGGGTCGGCCGCCGCGCCCTGCTGCAACGACTGCGCCTGCTGCGCCATCTCGATCGACTTCTTGAGCATCTCGATGATCTCGCGGCGGTGCGTGAGGCCGGTGTTGGACACCACCCCCATCAGCAGCATCTTGTATTCGGGGCTCTGCGGCTCCATCGTGTTCAGGAGCTGCACGAGATTCTGCGTCTCGTACTCACGCTGGATAATGCCCATCGTCGAAGACGCGATGAAGTTCCAGTTGCGCGGCGTGTAGCGCTCCGGGTAATACTGCATGTTGCGCCACAGGATCTTGCGCAGCGACGGCACGTAGAAGCGGTCAATGAAGCCCATCAGCGTGCGCTTGTGGCGCTTCACGATGCCGGAGAGCATCATGGATGTCGACCCGGAGCGCGAATCCCCACCCGCGCGCGAGGCAAGCGAGATCACATCCAGCGATCCTGTCGCGCGCTGGATCATCTGATCGAGCTGCTGCGTGTGGGTGAAGGTAGACTGCTCGAGTTGGCCGAAGTGCATTGGCCGCAGGATAGTGTTCGGGTCGCCGTTCGTCAGAATCGACTTGCCCGGGCGCACCGTAAGCCGAAAGCCGCGCGGCAGGCGCGAGGCATCCATCGCCATCATCGGCGCGGAGATGTAAGCCAGTGCGTCGATTCGGGCGCGCATTTCGGCGTCCATCACCCTCTGCGGCACCATCCCTTTTTCGCACACGCCGCGGCCGTAGAAGCGGCCGGGCACGACATCCCACGGGAACGCCACCACCGGGCGATCCTTCATAAGGTACGGGTTCTCCCCCGCCTTGATGCAGACCGATTCGTTCGCGATGACGATGATCGCCTCGACCATCTCGGAGTCGATCGGCTCGGCCGACTTCATCGACCCGTCCGGATTCATGTTCGCGATGTCGACGATCTCTTCGACGGCGTCCTCGGCGCTCGCCGGCGCAGCGCCCGCATCCGGCGCGCTCAAATCGACGGTCTCACCCGGCGGGAACAGCAGATGCTTGGGCACAAGGCCGTAGTAACGGATGACATGCACCTTGTCGAACACATATTCGTTCTCGATCTGGCGGTCGGGCGCGAGTTCCTGATCGCCGGCGCTCGTCCCAACGTCGACTTTGCGGTAAGTGCCGTCTTTTTGGCCCTTGTGGATGAGGTGCGAGCCCACATACTCCTCGATCGCGACGCCGAGCGCCTTGTCGATCGTGCGCGCGGTCGGTTCGATGAGGAAATTACGCGGATTCACGCTGTACATGCAGGCGTAGCTCACTTCGCGCTCGATCACCTTCGCCTCGAGCGGAGCCGAGCCTACGCCAGGTGCAATCGTAGGTGCCTGAAGGGGCGCCGGGCCCAGATCGGGGCCGAGCAGCCCTGATTGTGCCAATCCCGGGTCCGATTGTGCCAATCCCGGGTCCGATTGTGCCAAAAGACTACCCATATTGGGTAGTTGGCTACCCAAATCGGGCATCGGCGCAGCCGGCGGATACCCCGCCGCCACGGATGCCGCGATTTCGCGCAGCATGAACTTCTCGACGATGATTTCGCCGATCCCAGAGCCGTAAACCGCTCCGTTGATGAGCGCCTCGCCGACGTTCGAATTGAAATCCGCGTTGCCGAGGTCTTCTTTGAGCTTGTTCTTGTTGTCGTCGGTGATCTGCTTAGCGTCTTCGCTCGCGTCGAACTTCGCCTTGAGGTCGAACGAGTCACCCCGGCCGAAAAGCGCTTCTTCCACCTCGGC